AAGGACAACAAGCTTCTATAACCCATCATAAGGACCCGAGCCGATGGAAGTGTTTGACCCAAAGTCGATGCAAGGGCGCATTGGTGATATGCCTAAGTCTCCGACCCGCCGCCATTTGGAGGATTGCGAGCGTCACTTTATTAAGGCGTGTAAGAAGGTTGGTATAGAGTTTGCCTATGATGTAGTTGCTAACGAGCTGCCGTACTTTAAGACGTTTGGATACACGGAGTACGCTCACTGCTTTATGATGAACCCCCTGCAGCAAGAGCTTCGGCTACAGCAATGGGAAGACGCTTACGCAGACGATGTCAAAGCAGACTACAACTGGCCTCAGTACTTTAGCGACAACATTAACAACGCTACAGCTAACAAGTACTCGCATATCAAAGAGACATTACCTAGTGGACGAGTATTCAAGAAGCATCTTATAGCTCCTCTAGGTTCTAATAAGCTAAAACAGACTGTATGCCTAAATAAGCTAATCTATATTAAGAATACATATGGTTCAGCTAATGTCTGGTTTAAGCCGCACCCTCTGACAACACATGCACTTGTAGGAGAACTTAAAGACATCCTAGGTGATATTGTCCTAGATAGAGAAGAGAATCTCTACTGTCTTTTACAACGGTGTGAGACCTTACACACAACTCATATGTCAGAGAGTGCTATCTACGGTGCTTGTCTTGGTAAGAAGCTAGACCCTATTGATGTCTATCAAGAAGCTTACAAAGGCTCCTTCTACCCAATTAACAAGCACCTCTTCACACAAGCTGATCCTAAAGCGTGGGTACAACGCGCACTAGCTTCTCCTAAGTGTGGTATTGTAAATCCTAAGCTGCAGGAAGACTGGAAGCAGCGTATAGATCAGTATGTTGAGTACATGATGGACTTGAGAGAGTCTCGTAAGAACCACTTCATAGAAACGATACATGGGTATAAGTACTAATGACCTTAGTAACACGCACAAACAAAGGTAACGCAATAAGTCAAGCGGAGATGGACCTTAACTTGTTGCTAACCAGTAAAGCTGACCCTGAGGGTGGTGGCTTCTGGAACCTTATTACTTCAAACGGTAGTATAACATCTTCGCTAGACGGTGCGGGAATATACAGCTTTGCCTTAGTAGGGGGTGGCGGTAAAGGCGCTGGTGGCCGAAATGACCGCGGCGAGCGTGGCGCTGGTGGCGGCGGTGGTGGCCTTGTACTCTTTAGCTTTTATTGGAATGGCAATACCGCACTATCAGTGAGCTTAGGCGGCGGTGGTAATGCGAATAATAATACAGCTGGTAACGGAAACTCTGGTGGCGCTTCTAACTTTACTCATGGTAACACGGTAATAGCTACAGCTAATGGTGGCGGTGGCGGTAGTACTGGTGGCACTGGAGGCAGTGGTGGTAACGGAAGTTATAACAACTCTATCACATACCTGCAGACCCCTATCACTCGCTCGGGTGGAGATGGTGGTAACGGAAACGCTGGTGGCGGCGGAGGTGTTGACTTCTTCGGAAATGGTGCAGACTCAGCTGACAGCACTGGTAGTAACTACAACAACATGAGGCCGACCTCAGGAGGTAGCCCTGTTTGGCAATCCGTAACTGCGAACGTGCATATGGGTGACGCTGTATCCACTCCTGCTTATCCATCGGGTATGCTTAACGGAGCTGGAGTAAAAGGCGGTGACGGCGGCGGTGGTGAAGGAGGCCTCTTATCAGGAGGCGGTGGGGCAGCGACCAATGGAAACGTCATGCCTGCAGGGGGTCAAGGTGGCCGAGGTGGAGGCGGAGGTGGTTCACAGATTAGGGGTTACGACTCAAACTCCGGTGGCAGAACACTTACGTCAGGCGGTGGTTGGTGCTGACTGTGGGCTAAGGGGTAACAGGTTATGACATACGTTATCAAAGACTCTGATGGAAACATCTTAAATACTATAGATGGAGATGCAGAAGACAGTTGGATAGGGCAGGACTATCACGGAACTACAGTCGCATCAGTAGAGCAGATTACAGCCCCTGACTTAACTGAACATAACAGGCGCTTAGAAAGAGAAGCTGTCTTTAAAGCAACCATAGACAGGTTGACAGGACCTTGGTTTGAGAGCCTGTCTGACGATGATAAAGCAAAGATTAAAGCCTTTAGAGAGGTGTGGCTAGACTACCCTAGCACTGGAGTTATCCCAGATAATAAGGTTTATAACGAAGGACAGGACGACGAGTACACTGTCTCAACAGACGTTTACCATATCTTTTAATAGGTACTAGATGCTAAGCTTCGGCCCTCTCTCCTCAGCTCCCCTCTCCGCAGAAGAGGCTATTGGCTTTGCTACGGCTGATGTTAGCACAGGTTCTCCTAGTGTAGCTAACGCTACGTTTACACAAGATCATGAGCTAAGCACTACTGCTATCTCAATCAATGGTCCAGATGTCCCTACCGTCAACATGGCGGAAGAAGAGACACTGAACACCTCAGACGTTACGACTTATTCTGCTGTAGTTGATACGGCTACGATGTCTGAGGAAGAGACCCTCAGCACTTCGGATATTTCCACTGGTACACCTACGGTTGCTACGGCAACCATGTCCGAAGAAGAAACTCTAAGCACCTCGGACATTTCCACTGGTACACCTACAGTCGCTAATGCGACTATGTCCGAAGAGGAAACCTTAAGCACCGCTGATATTTCTACTGGCACTCCTACCGTAGCTAATACTACGATGAGTGAGGATGAAACCTTCAGCACTTCTGATGTTTCGACTGGCGCACCTACTGTGGCTAACGCCACTATGTCCGAAGAAGAAACCCTAAGCACTTCGGACATTTCCACTGGTACACCTAGCGTAGCTAATGCTACGATGTCAGAAGAAGAGACCTTAAGCACTTCGGATATTTCCACTGGTGCGGCTGTCGTAGACACAACGACTATGACAGAGGAAGAGGGCCTTTCTACAGCTGACGTAGATACAGGGGCAGTCGTAGTTGGCACTGCCGACATCACTGAGAACAACGACCTAAGCACAGCTGATGTAGATGCAGGGGCAGTAGACCTTCCAACTGTCAATATGGCAGAGGACGAGACCTTTAGCACATCTGATGTGACTACAGGGGCACCCTCAGTTGCCAATGGTGACATGTCTGAAGAGGAGACCTTAAGTACCTCTGATGTAGACACAGGAGCTCCTTCAGTCCCTACAGCTACAATGTCAGAAGAGGAAACACTAAGTACCTCTGATGTCACACTAGGGACACCTTCAGTAGCTAACGCTACGATGTCAGAAGAAGAGACCCTCAGTACCTCTGACATTACACTAGGTACGCCAGTAGTTGACACCCCTGACTTTAACCTGTCGGCTAACCTATCTACAAGCACAATTAGTACAGGCGCCCCTACTGTAGCTACAACCGCTATCGCTCAAGACCATAACTTTGATAGCAATGACATAGATACCTCTGCTTCGGACGTGGCTAACGCTACTATGTCTGAAGAAGAAACGCTAAGCACTTCTGACGTAGACACAGGTGCTCCTTCAGTAGCTAACGCTACAATGTCAGAAGAGGAAACTCTGACTACAGCAGATGTTACCACTGGAAACAGCCAGGTTGACACTGCTGATATTACGGAGAACAACGATCTTAGCACTTCTGACCTAGATTCTGGTGCAATATCTGTTGATACCGCAGAAATAGATCAAGAGCACCTCTTGACAACCGGGAATGTCTCACCAAATAACTATGATGTTCCAACGGTTAACATGGCAGAAGAGGAGACGTTTAACACCTCTGACGCAACCACCTACTCAGCTATTGTCGATACAGCGACATTTGGTCAAGGCCACACCCTAGGTGGAGTTACAATAGTTACAGGCGCTACGGATGTATCTGTAGTCACCATGTCAGAAGAAGAGACATTTACTACTGCCAATGTAAATGCTCAACCTTCTGTAGTCGATACCTCAGACTTTGGCCAAGGCCATAACTTTGATACAAGCAATGTAATCACCGGAGTCTTTGATGTAGACACTTGTACTATGTCAGAGGAAGAGAGCTTCAGCACTGCTGAGCTAGTTTCTCAAGCCCCTGTCGTAGATAGTATCACACCAGTTCAAGAGCACGACCTAGGTGCAACTGGCGTAACTACAGGAACCCCTGTCGTAGATAGCGTACTTTACGCCGTGTCTATCGCAAGGGTTAGCTCTGTAGACTTAGCTAAAGGCACTGTCTCTACTGCTAATGTTATCAAGATCGACACAAACAACTCAGCAGCGTTGGCTACAACTAAGTCCAACTCTGTAGAACTTAAGAGAGTAAGCTAATGGCATTTGTCCTAAAGCAAAACGACACTTCACCACAGATTCAGGCTACGCTTAAAGACTCTGATAACGCTGTGATCGACCTGACTGGAGCTACAGTTCGCTTCCACATGAAAGCTTATGGAGCCACTAGCACTAAGGTTGATACTGCAGCCACTATCGTAGGCGATGCACAGGACGGTGTAGTTAAGTACGCATGGCAGTCTGGGGACACTGATACGGTAGGAACCTATAACGCTGAGTTCGAGATTACATACGGAGATGGTAACGTAGAGACCTTTCCTAATGACAAGAACCTCACAATCGTAATCAAAGCGGAGTTAGCATAATGTCTTCTGGTAAAGGTCTTCAGGCCAAGGTAACAGCCCACAATGCAAAGTCTAAACGTAAAGTCACTCTTAGCATGTTGCGCTCCGTGTATAACCGTGGCGTTGGAGCCTATCGCACGAATCCTGGTTCTGTGCGCCCTAATGTTAAGTCCCCTGAACAATGGGCTATGGCTCGCGTTAATAGCTTTCTACGCATCGTCAACGGTTCTAAGTCTGCTAACCATGATAAGGACTTACTACCAGCAGGGCACCCAAGCAGCACTAAGAAGCGTGAGTACATCAACGAGGATGCTTATGTAGTAGACAAAGCTGATAAGCCTCTGAACAAACCATTTCGCCTACCTTCAGGCTCCAGCAAGAAGTTTGGCGTATATGTAAAGGACGGAGACCGTACTGTTAAGGTTACCTTTGGTGATCCTAACATGGAAATCCGTCGAGACGACCCCAAGGCACGAGCTAACTTCCGCAGCCGTCACTCATGCGATACCGCATCAGATAAGACTTCTGCACGTTACTGGTCGTGCCGTATGTGGGAGAAAGGAACTTCTGTGACAGAAGCAACTAAAATGGATATCGAAGGTCAAATCCTAAAGACAGACGAAGAACAGCGTATTGTCTACGGATGGGCCTCCGTCATTACTGAGAAAGGTGAACGTGTAGTTGACCGTCAGGGTGACGTAATCGAAGCCGAGACACTTGTTAAAGCCGTGAATGAGTTCATGGAGCATGTACGTGTCGGTAAAACAATGCACACAGGCGAACAGACAGGGACAGTAATTCATTCCCTGCCTATCACTAAAGAGATTGGTGACAGCCTTGGCATACAGAGTGACCGTGAAGGATGGATCGTAGCTTATAAAGTCTATGATGATGAAGTCTGGGATCAGGTCAAGTCTGGTAAACTTGCGGCCTTCAGTATTGGCGGTCGTGCGATTAAGGAGAAGTTAAATGAACCTTCTTAAACAACTAGAGCTCGATGAGCTATCTCTGGTGGATCGCCCAGCTAATGCGCAAGCCAAGGTTGCTCTATTCAAACGAGATTCCAATGAGGATACAATGGACAAAGCATACAAAATGACAGAAGAGCAGGAGAAGAACCTAGAAAACCTTCCCCCAGCTGTTCGTGCCAAAATCCGTGAGAACATGGGTAAAGGTATGTCTTACGATGAAGCCAAGAAAATGGCTGAGGAAGACATGAAGAAGGCTGATGATGTAGAGACTGATGAGCCTATGGCTGAAGTCGATGATCAAGACATCATGCAAGCAGCAATCGACACTCTTAAGCTAGACAACGAACGTCTACGCAAGAGTTTGATTGACAATGGATTCGTAATCAAAGCTGACTCTATCGAGAAGAAGCTAGCTCCAGAAATGATCGAGGTTGAAGGCGTAGCGGTAGCTAAGTCTGAAATCCCAGAGGTCGTTCTGAAAGCTCTTGAAGCAGCTGAGATCGAAAAGCGTCAAGTCGAACTACGCAAGCGCGCTGAAGCTGAGTTGCCTCACTTCGACGCTGAAGTAGCAATGTCGCTACTTGAGAAGTTTGACGATGATAAAGTCGTAGAAGCGTTGAAAGGTGCTGACGCAGCACTTGGCGCATCTATGGATGAAGTTGGTGAGAAAGCGGTAGACGCTGACATGGCCGACCCACAAGCTAAATTGGACAAGATGGTAGAAGAACACTCCGCTGCGCACGGTGTGAACAAGTACGCTGCCTTCGATGCCGTGGCGAAAACAGCAGAGGGCCGTGCCCTAATCGCCAAAACTTATGAGAAGGATGAGTAATCATGGCTGTAACTGAATCGCGTGAAACACGCACACTAATCGCTGGTGAAGACCTATCATCTCACCAGTTCCGTTTTGTAACACTAGAGTCTGATGGTCAAGTCGATAAGGCTGATTCAGCAGGTGAGCGTTGCTTCGGTATCGTAGAAAATGACCCAGCATCAGGTGGCGAAGCTACTGTTGTTGTTTCTGGTAAAACACGCATCGTATGTGGCGGTACAATCGCTGCTGGTGCACAAATTCAAACAGACGCATCAGGTGAAGCACTAACTGCTGCTACTGGTGACGTTGTAATGGGCTACGCACTAGAAGCTGGTGTAGACGGTCAAGTAATCGCTATGGAGTTGATCCAAGGCGGTAACGTAGTCCCAGCTTAATCTGAGTAGGAAGGAATATAACAAATGCCTATGCTAACAGCCTCTCAGGTACATATTGATCAGCCGTTAACAAACCTGACCATTGCGTACCTGCAATCACAAGACAACTTTATCGCTGATAAGGTTTTCCCAAACGTAGCCGTTGATAAGAAGACAAACAAGTTCTACGAGTACGACCGTGAGAACTTCTTCCGTAACGAAGTGACTGCTCGTGCACCACGCACACGTTCACAGCGTATCGGTATGAGCTTGTCAACACAGACATACACTGCTGAAGTTCGTTCATTGTCAACAGACTTCGACTTCGAGACACTAGCAAACGCTGATGCTGCACTAGACATTCGTCGTGGCGCGTCAGAAATGCTAACACATAACTTGTTGATTGACCGTGAAAAGCGTTTCATGGACACATTCTTCAAGTCAGGTGTCTGGACAACAGAGTATGACGGTGTTGCTAACGCTGACAACAACCTTTCTTCTGAGGTAACTCAGTGGGATGACTACACAAACTCAACACCAATCGTAGACGTGACTAACGCTCGTCGTGCGATGCAGATTGCTTCTGGTGGCTTTAAGCCAAACAAGATGGTTGTTACTCGTGATACTCACGACACATTGATCAACCACCCAGACATCTTGGCACGTATCAACGGTGGCGCAACAGTCACACAAACAGCGTTGATCACACAAGCTAAGTTGGCTGAAATCTTCGAGGTTGCAGAGTACTACATCGTTGATGCGATTGAGAACACTGCTAAAGAAGGTCTATCAGAGAACCTAGCGTTTGTAGCAACTAAGAAAGCTGCATTGTACTACTGCCCAGCTTCAGCTGGTCTAATGGTTCCATCAGCGGGCTACAACTTTACATGGAACGAACTAGATAACGCATCTGGTTACGGTATTGACATCCGTTCATATACTGGTGACTTCCTACGTGTAGAAGGTGTTGCAGAACTACTAGAGGCAAACATGGCTTACGACCAAAAGGTTGTAGGTGCAGACCTTGGTGTGTTCTTTAACACAATCTTGTCATAAGAGGTGAATCATGACCCGACCACCTTTTCAGTATGATAAGCCAGTCTTTGTTCGTAATCCTAACGGACTGCTGATGAGTGGTAAGCGTTATGAGAAAGGAGACCTTGTTCCTTGGAAGGAGCGGGGTCTTCCCCTCAAGAACATCGAACGGATGTATAACGAGCACCACCTTCATCATAACGAAGACTTAGAGGAATCACATAAGCCACCTGTAGGTGATGGTCTAGAAGAGATGTCTGTAGAACAGCTGCACATCTTGGTTAAGACTATTAACGATAAGGTTAAGGCTAAAGTGAATCCAGAGGACTACGACAAGAAGAAGTGTCGTTTGTCTAAAGTTAAGGACAAGCAATGTGGTTTAATACGCTCATGGCGTAGAAACTACGGAGAACTAGAGGTTGACTAATGTCTTGGAGCTATAACGAAACTGACCTATCTACGTCCTCTGCATCTGGTCGTCTGAACTCAGTACGATTACTTGTAGGTGATACTGACGAGAACGATCAACTTGTGCAGGATGAAGAGATCACTTTCGCCTTAGCCCAAGCAGGTAACAACGTCTACTTTGCTGCATCTTGGTGTGCTAATACCATCGGTGCTAAGTTCTCACGCAAAGTCGATACAAAGCTAGATGGGGCACTATCAGCGAACTATAGCGATCTAGCTAAGCAGTTCCGTGCCCTGTCTGAATCCTTGCGTGAGCAGGGTAATAAATACAGCAATGCCTTTAGCATTGTCGCTGGTGGCATTAGTAAGACTAGGGTCAAAGCTAATAGACAACTATCAGACCGTATGAAGGGGGCTTTCTATCGTGGTCAACATGATAACCCTCCTGCAGATGAACAATACATCGAGGATTATGACTAATGTCATTTCGATCATACGACCTCTTCAAGTTAGCAGAGGACTTTGGTCAAACGCTTACTCTGCGTAAAGCAAGCACTCAGGGGACGTATGATACCGCCACTGGGACTCTTTCTGGTAGTGC